TACCGCTGAGCAGATGGAACGGCTGCGGCTGTATTTGCAGGGATGCCGGACAACGCCAGAATGTACGATGAAGTTTTTACCGTGCTGATAAAAGCCATATTGGAACAGCGAATGGCGGCAGCACTGCGACTAACGGAGGCAGCGAAACGATATGTCCCACGAGAATTGGTATAACATCCTGACTGACCGCCTGCCGGGCAGTGTGGAAGTGAACGGAAAAACCTATCCAGTTCACACCAGCTTTCGGGATTGGATTTCCTTCTTTTTTCTGCATGAAGACGCAGACTTGACGGACATCGAAAAAGTCACACTTGCAATGAACTGGTATCGAAACACAATTCCGGGAAACAAAGCAGCCGCTTATCAGGCATTACAGGAATTTGCTGCCTGCGAACGTCTGCCAAAGTCCAAACGAAAAGCAACGGGAGTACGTTCCACTCCCGTTTTTTCGTATCTGCATGACAGCGTGTATTTGTTTTCTGACTTTTTGCGATACTATCAAATCAACTTGCAGACAACACCGCTGCACTGGTTTGCATTTAATGCATTATTTGAGGGATTACCGGAGAAAAGCAGCACGAAACAGCGGATCGCTTATCGATGTATCAATATCGGTTGCATCAAAGACAAGGAAGAACGGAAAAGGATTTTGCAGATTCAGCGTGCAATTGCGATTCCACAGAAGCCCATGACCGCAGCAGAGGTCGGCAGTTTATTTGGATAAGAGGTGAGAAAATGGCAGAAGAAAAGGCATTGGTCTTTGACACTGGAATTGATAAAAGCGGATTAGAAAAGGGATTGGCAGAAATAGAAGAATCCATTGTATCCACTGCTACCAATTCTGAAAAAGAAGCAGAAAAAGCGTTTGACAGCATGAAGTCCCAGGTTGCAAAACTGGCAAATTCCTACAAAGAAGCCGGAATGACAGCATCCGATGCCATGAAAAAGGCATGGGAAGAAGTACGAGATGGTTCATCTTCTTTCCAAACCGCAGAAAGGAATGTGTCTGGATTTGCTGAGAAAGCAGAATCCGAATTACAGAGCGTGGAAGAAGTTGCAAGTCAGTCGTTTTCTACGATTCCGCAAAATGCTGAAAAGAGTTTTGAAGCTGCTGGAACATCTGTAGACCAGTTTTCCGAGAAGCTACAGAAAGTCATGGCGACTGCTGGGCTGGCATATGGAGCGAAGTAAATTACGGAAATCGGCACGGATTACGAACAGGCTATGAAACAGGTTGCTGCTGTTACAGGTGCCGGCGCCGAAGAAATGAATGCCATGAGCGATTCCATCCAAAAGATTTATACCAGCGGCATTGGTGAAAATCTGGAAGAAGTTGCTGGGGCTGCTGCCCTGGTAAAACAGCAGTTTGGCGATATTGATTCCAGCACGCTGGAGCAAATAACACAGGATGCCATTGCAATGTCTGGTATTTTCGGAACAGATTTGAACGAAACGCTGCGAGGGGTCAACGCTCTGATGAGCAACATGGGATTGAGTGCGGAAGAAGCCTTCGACTACATTGCAAAAGGCACACAAAATGGGTTGGACAAAAGCGGTGAACTCTCTGACAATCTGGCGGAGTATTCGCAGATTTGGGAACAGGCTGGATTTTCCGCAGAAGAGATGTTCTCCATCCTGCAAAATGGCTTGGACAGCGGTGCATACAATCTGGATAAAGTCAACGACTTTGTAAAGGAATTTTCCATATCTCTTTCTGACGGCAGAATCGAAGAAAATGTAGACAAGTTTTCGCTGGGAACACGAAATCTGTTTGCAGAGTGGCAGAACGGGAAAGCATCGCAGAAGGATGTGTTCAACTCCATCATTTCGGACTTATCCAATATGACAGACCAGCAGGAAGCCCTGTCCATTGCATCCTCTGTTTGGAGTGCTTTGGGCGAAGACAATGCGATGAAGGTCATTACCTCTCTGAACAATGTGAACGACACTTACAGCGATGTAAAAGGCACGATGGAATCCATCGAAGAAATCAATTATGACAACTTTGCAGACAAAACTGCTGCACTGAAACGGCAAGTCGAAATGGATGTCATTATTCCCATCACGCAGAAATATATGCCGAAAATCGAAAAGGCAATTGACTATGTTTCTGAACACTTGGATGAAATTGTAGAGCATGCAAAGCCGATTGCTGCTGGAATTGCAGCTGCCTTTGCGGTAAAAAAGATTGAGGATTTCGGAACGACCACCGTCAACACAGTCAAAACCATTAAGACTGCCTTCCAGATTTTGAATGCATCTAATCCATTGGGGTGGATTGCTTTGGGAATTGGTGCAGTTGTGAGCGTTGGTTCTGTACTGATTGCAGATGCAAAGAAAAAGTCGCAGGAATGGAAAGACCACTTGGAAGATGTTCGGGATTCCGCTGCAAAGATTCCAGACGAAGTACAAAAATCCATTGAAAAGACGCAGGAATGCACGCAGGCATGGGAAGAAATGCACCAGAAAATCAGTCAAGACGGCATGGTAGAAGATTCCGACTATGAAGCAGTCAATCAGCTGAAAGATTCCTTGATGGCGTTGATAAACGCAGACGGTACGATTAAAACAGGGCAAGAAGAAAAGGTGCAAAGCCTGATTGACCAGCTGGACGAATACAGCTATACAGGTTTGACCGTATCGGACGGCTTAATCCAGAAAAACGGCGAGGTTGTCAACAGCTACAGCAAAATTGCAGGTGCGATTGATGAAGTAATTGACAAACAGCACGCACAAAATTATCTGGACATGTTGGGGGAAGCATCCAAACAAGCCCAGCAGGAACGACCAGCATTGCTGCAGGCAGTTACAGAACAGAATCAGGAATTGCAAGCAAAAAAAGAAGAACGTCAGCAAATCATTGATGAAATGGCACAGTTTAAGCTGGACAACACCTACACCTTAACGGACATCAATGGGAAAACGGAATCAATCTGGAACGATACAGATGCATCCAAAACATATGATGAAATGCGGGAAAAGTTAAACGGTGTCAACGACGGCATTCAGACATTGAGTACAACATACTACGAATCCACCACGCAGTTGGAAAAAGGTGCAGATGCCATGCATGCATACAAGGAAGCAGCCGAAGCCTATGCAAGCGGAGATTTGGACACCGTAACGCAGGCTTTTAGTGACTTACAAAACAATGTGCTGACCGCTTCGACTGCCACAGCTGACCAGCTGAAAGCACAGGAAGAAGAAGCAAGAACACACTATGAAACCTTGAAGCAAATGGCGGAAGAAAAGCCCGGTTCTGTTCTTGCAGAAGACCTGAACGATGCAAAACGACTTGCAGAAGATGCTGCAGTGGAACTGGAAATCAAAACCGGCGAACACGCAGATAATGCCGGCAAGACGTTTCTGGATACGCTGTCAGCATCCGGCATGAGTGAGGGCGAAAAACTGGATGCCCTGAATCGCTACATTGAAGAACGTCTGAACAATGGTGACAATCTGAACAAGATTGCACAGGACATCGGTTTGGATTATGACAGCGGTTTTGCAACTGGGATTACAGACAATGCAGGCATGGTAGAAGAAGCAGTCAAAGCGTTGGGGAAAGTGGCAGAAGCACATCTGCGAATCAGTATTGATTCTCATTCCCCTTCCAAACTTTCAAAAAGTATCGGTGGGGATTGGGATGAAGGGTTTGCAATCGGTATCGAAGAAGGAATTCCAGACGTGTCTGCTGTGTCTGCGAATATGGCAAACGCTGCCGTTTCTTCCACTCTCGGTATTATGAATGCACAGGGTGCAGCAGCTGTTTCAGCGTACAGCCCCGTATTGCAACAGGCGTATGCAGCCCCTGCAGCAGCAAGCACATCAACCGCTGCTCCGTCCAGTTCTCAGCCGCAGGGCGACATCATTATTCCAATCAGCATTGGCGATGAAACGCTTGAAACGGTCGTTGTAAACGCCATTACAAGAGCCAACGCAAGCAGTGGGGGGTGGAGCGTGTGATACAGATTGATACCATGACAGATGAGGGTATTATTAGTGTTGACCACTGTTATTTGCGAGTTGTAACAGATGGCGATAGCTGGGCAACCCACCCGAACTTACAGCAAGCTACCATTGAGCGAATCGGCACGCAAATTGCGTTGAAAAAAGGCACAGATGACCTTGTCGTATTTACCGAAGATGCACAGATCAAGCTAAACGGCGATGGACTGCCTGCTAACCGTGACGGCTATGCAATTTGGGTCGAATGTACTGCGATTTACACAAAAATCATAGACGAAGAAATCACTAGATACCAAAACGGAGACAGCATTGTAACAAAAAGCAGCCGTGAGGGGTATTGCGTCGAGCAAGGCACAAACAAAGAACTACGCTGGGCGGAAAACGATGACAATTCTATCCGTGTATGGATAACGAAGTATCAGAATTATTTAATCCGCAATATCCTGCAAATGAATGTTACATTTTCAGAAATTGTTGATACCTATGAAAATGAGAGCGGACATACAATCACATACCCTGTCAGACTGGGAAAAAGAAGGATTGACATCAAGATGGAAGCAGACTTGCAAGGCTTGGAAATCCTTATGGAGATGTTCAAACAGCCGGAACTGCTGCTGTTTTACAAGTCCCCGTCTGACAGCTGTGAACAATATGGATACTTCCGGAAAACATCTGATTTGCAAATCACAACTATTGCAAGAAATCCAAGGTTTGACAATAATCCGCTTTTGTATCAATGGCAAAACAAAAGTCCAGAACTGAGCCATTTTTATCCGCTAGATGACGGATTACAGCCGCATACTGGAGCATATGAGTTTTCGGTGAGTTTGGAGGAGGTGTAAACCATGGTGATTTACGAGCATGTAAAGGGCATTCTCTCCGTTCCCTGTTATCTGGATGACGGCGATTATGCCGGATATACAACGGACATTGCTTTTACCGATTCTGATATTATCCGGAATAGCTGTTCCATCAAATCCTCTGCCTGTGACAGCAGCACCTTTTCCCTTGGCAGCGTCCGCCCGGCGGAACTGTCCATTCAGCTGCACTTAAAGCAAGACGGCATCAATGCATATAACTTGTATGGTGCAAAAATCATTCTGTACAGCTGCTATCAAAAAGAGCCTAAGCCGTCAGATTGGTTTTTCCGTGGAATGTTCTGGGTGACATCTGTATCCCGTAAAAAAACGCTGTACACGCTTCGGGCATCGGATGCCTTGGTATGGCTAAATAACAATTCCATTTCGTCCGGTTCTGGAAAAGTTGATGACGATGAAAGCGAAGTATCCAAAAAGCTGCGGGATAAGCTGGAAGGTTATGAGGGAGAAAGCGGTGGTGGCGGCGTTTATCCTTTACATGATATTGTAACGGATATTGTCACATGGACGAATGACATTCTGCAAAATATGATTGCGGAGAAACCGCTCGCTTATGAACCAATCGATTCCATTCCAAACAATAACCCCCACCTCGGAAATTCCTACAGCGGTTATACACTGATGCGAAAATCAGAAGAAGGAGAATCCAGAAATACCCGATACAGTGCTATTGATTATATCTCTGCCCTTGCAAAGCCGGCTTGTTCCTTTGTTTGTATGCGAAATGACCAGTATCAGAACAATGATTCACAAGTGCCTTTTTCTCTTGTCCCATTTGGCTTTTTTAAAGACAAAATCCGTGTCCCGTTTTCTGCCATTGCAAGAGATAGCTGTGATGTGGCATCGTATAACATCTATATTCAAAAGGTCTATTTTAAGACCTATGATGATACTGGATGGACAAATGCGAGGAAATACAAACCAATGCTGGGAAATGTAGAAATCGACCTGTCCAGCAATTGCTTTTTTGATGGAAGAAGAATGGAAACGGTTTTGAATTATCAAGAAGACTTTCCGGACGCAAACGACAAAAACGAATATCCGATTGTGGAAGCAGCAGCAAATTATCTGTTTCACAATGTGCTGCTGAAACCGTTTCAGCTAAAATGCTATCTGAAATTTGATGACATGGAACACTTCCCTAAGTTGGGGCAGCGAATTGAAATCGAATATCAGCCTGGGAAATGGGCAGAAAGTACCATTACAAACATGACCTGGAAATTTCGTGGCGGATGGGAGTTTTCCTGCACTGGGAAAGATACCAGAGTACTGGCACAAGCTGCAAAGCGGTCATTGGCATTCAATTCCGAAAATGCATCGAAACGCCATGCGGACATTGTGGCAGCAAGTGCTAAAAAAATTGCTTTAGCGAAAGCAGACGAAGCTTGGAATTATGCTGACAAGAATGTATCAGATATACAAAATTTAGAAGATAACAAAGTTGAAAACGAAGAATTTAAAAACGCAATCAATGCCCTCTGGGATGCTATCAATAACTTGTAAGGGAGATGATACCATGCTAACAGCAAATCAAAAATACATCGACACCGCAAACATCAAGCACCTACTGGGTGCCGGCGAAAAGAATGCCGATAAAATCCAGATTGCCGTTGACCGATACTATCACCAAACGGATTTATCTGATTGCCTGTTTACGCTACGAGCCGTCAACAGTGGTGGTGGGTTGGTTATGCAAAACCTTGAAAAAGAGGTCACAGAAAGCCAAATCATCTTAACATGGACGATTACAGAGGACTTTACAGCGGTGTCCGGTGAGTTGCTGCCGGAAATTGTCGGTCAAAAGGATGACACTGTTGTGATCAAATACGAAATGACCCCGATGGTCGTCCGTAACTCTATTTTGGAGCAGTACCACGGCGGTATTGATGCAATTGACAAGGCTTTGCGTGAGATGCAGTCCATTCTCTCACAAGCAGAGCAGTTGATTGCAAAAATGCCGATTATCAAAGGCGGCACATGGTGGCTGTACGATATTGCTACAGGCGATTATGTGGATTCTGGGTATCCGGCACAGGGTGACAAGGGCGATACTGGGGAGACAGGAGCAACCGGTGAAAAAGGTGACCCTGGCGAGCCTGGAGCACCCGGAGAAAAGGGAGAACGTGGCGAAAAAGGCGATACTGGTGAAACAGGAGAAAAAGGTGACACCGGAGCACCTGGCAAAGATGGCGTGAATGGAACTGATGGAAAAGATGGGGCAGATGGATTTTCTCCAATTGCCACGATTACCGAAACGGACACTGGAGCCATCATTACAATCACCGACAAAAACGGCACGACCACAGCGAACGTCAAAAACGGTACAAGCAGTGATTCCGCGATTTGGGGCGATTATACACCCGGATTGGACGGCGGTGCATCTG